CACCCTGTTAGGGGTGCTCGCCGGGTACTTAAGTGTACCACTCTGTTGAGCCCTAGTAGAACCAAGGGCTTGACTGCAAATTGAACCCAACCACGACAGATGCCGGAGCTTCCCATGACGCAGTACGATCGCGTGACGTCGTCGACCAAACTTCCGTTTGGAACACGTACGTCGACTTCGAGTCCATGGGTTAGCAAAAGCATCACCTACCAGAACGTTTCTACGATGTACGGTCTGAACAACGGCCGCTCATATCGAGAACGTCTTGGCAAGGGAGACGTCGGGGGACCATGGGACCTGTCAAAGGTGGAATACCGAATCTCGCCGATCCTGGCGAATAATTCCCTCTTCCGAGGCGCGACCTGGGCTGAAAGAGCCCAGACGTGGAGTACCACACCTGACATGGTTGTCGATCCAGCCGAAGTAATTCGGCTGGGGACCAAGGCCATTGGCCTTGCCAGTCCCAACGACCCTAACGCGGGGATGGCTGTTTTTCTAGCCGAAGCGCGTGAGGGCATTCCGAAGATCGCGGGTGCCGGACTCTGGAAAGAGAAGAGCCGCTTCCTTAAGGGGAGCAGCTCGGAGTATCTCAATCTAGAGTTCGGCTGGAAGCCCATGATCTCTGACATTCTGAGTTTTGCGCGCTCTGTACGCGATCACCATGAGGTGATCGAGCAGTGGCACGCGGGCTCAGGTCAGAAAATTCGGAGACGTCATGTGTATCCAGTGGACAGCACGTTCACACAAGGAGCAGAAACTGGAGCAATCCAGTACCCTGCCAGTGTGGGCATGCCGAACATAAGGGCCACCACGAGCGAACGAAAGGTTCATCGCTCATGGTTCAGTGGGGCCTTTAGGTACCACGTTCCGATGGGAGACGACCAGCTCAGCAAGGCGCGTCGCATGTATTCTGATGCGGGCAAACTGCTGGGCTTACGTCTTACTCCCGATGTACTTTGGAACGCGGCACCCTGGACGTGGGCCGCTGACTGGTTCGGAAATACTGGCGATATAATGACCAATATTTCTAACCTAGGTCAGGACGGCTTGGTGATGCAGTACGGGTATATGATGGTCTCGGTGGAGAAATCCACCGAAACATCATTTCGAGTTATCTCGAATGGAACCGTTGGTGCGACTGGATCTTTCGGTCGATACCAATCACACAAGGTTCGAACACCCGCATCACCATATGGGTTCGCAACGACTTTTGACGGGCTTTCCACCCGCCAAAAGGCGATTTGCGCTGCGCTCGGGATCTCCCGGCGTAGGTAGTACTGCCCATCAAGGGCAGGTGTTACCTCCGCAGGCCACAACCGTGGTCTGTGTCATTGAACGTCGTGAGACGTCCAGTCGACAGGACAGTCATGTTCTCTGATCCACAGTCAGTTACGATCAACGCCATTGCCAACTCGCTTCCGCGAACCGGCAGTGGGGACAACACGGGTACCTTCACAAAGGACGATGGAAACGTCGTCCTGAGTATCTCCCATTCACTGGGAAAGCGTACTCGTCGTCTGATCAAGCTCAGCCACCGCAAGGTGGCAGCTGATCCGTTGAATGCAGCTCAGAACCTCAACTACGGTATGTCTATCAGTATCGTGGTTGATGTGCCTCAGTTCGGCTACACGCCGGCCGAGGCGAAGCAGGTTTGGGACGGCTTCATCGCCAACCTAGCTGCTAGTTCTGCAGCAAACACCGTTAAGTTTCTCGGTGGCGAGTCGTAAGACTCTGACCCACCAAAGAGGGACTGTGTGCCCCGGGTGAGAAATTGCCCGGGGCGCATAGGTGAATGCTGAACTGTGACAGGAGGATATTGCAGATCTCGTCACCTCTATTGAAAGTGAGGGCAAGATGAAGCAACAGCTTCTGTTCTGGCGCACGGTCCTGAAAGAACTAGGGACCTGGTGTCGTGTAAGTACCGACCTTGACTATAAGCACGTCAAGGCCCGGTTTGAAAAGGAAGGCGATGAGTTTCTGACCATCGCTCTACCCACCTTTTCGCGGGACCTCGAGAGAGGCCTCACGGACGGGCAGGTAGGTCCCGACCTCTTTCCTGGTTTCAGGAAGAAGGGGAAGACCCCGGTTTTATTCGGTGGTTTTCTGGACATCCTTTTCGACCGCGACACTGGTTTGTTGCTTGAGACAGATACCGCAGAAACCCCGCGGTTTCTCGATGCTCTATATGCTGTGCGTCAGTTAACACTGATGTTTGGCAAACTAGAGAGGCGTTGTTCTCCCGCGAGGGAGCGCGCTGCCATCGAGAGCTATCTCAAGTGTGAGCAGGAACTTGGATCGTTCGCGAAGTCTGTATCGTCCGAGGATCTCGAATCCTTTGGACACGTCGCGAATTGTCTGTTCCGGGAGGTCTTTAACGTGGTGGACTCTAAAGTCTATCACCAGAGGCTAATCCCGAAGCATGGGCCCGGCTCAACTGCTGAAAGAACTCTTGGAAACGAGAAGTTCGATCAAGTTGAGTGGACCACTCGGTTGGAAGAAGTCTTCCCTTTCGGGGAGTACGCCATTCCAAACTGGAGGTATCGCTACCTCCTGGACCGAGTCAAGTTCCTCGAACCTGGAGAAGAGCGGCCTGTTAGGGTCGTTCTTGTTCCTAAGACGCAAAAGACACCCAGAGTGATCGCGTTGGAGCCCGTCTGCATGCAGTACACGCAGCAGGCTCTGGCACGACCGTTCATGGAGTACCTAGAGAGGCCCACTATCAAACGTGAGCGTAATCTCTCTTACGGTATGATCGGGTTCAAGGATCAGGAGCCTAACCAGTTCCTGGCCCAGATGGGTTCCCTTGATGGGAGCTTAGCGACGCTAGATCTTAGCGAAGCGTCCGATCGTGTCTCGAATGTGCTCGCGCAAGAACTCTTCCGTTACTGGGGCAACCTCAACGAGGCTGTCCAGGCGACAAGGAGTACGCGGGCACAAGTGCCTGACGGGGACGTTATCGACCTCGTCAAGTTCGCGTCTATGGGTTCAGCTCTCTGCTTCCCAGTTGAAGCGATGGTTTTTCTTACCATCATCTGGGTCGCTATAACAAGAGAGCTCAGCAAACCAATGAGAGCCTCACTCGTAGATGAGTACGGCTCTAGGGTACGCGTCTATGGGGACGACATTATTGTCCCTGTGGAATTTGCGACATGCGTGAGGTCCGAGCTCGAGAACTTCGGTTTTCGGGTTAACACCAACAAGAGCTTCTGGACTGGAAAGTTCAGGGAATCTTGTGGAGGGGAATTCTACGCGGGCCACGATGTTTCTGTGGCTCGAGTTCGTAGGGGCTTCCCTGCCTCACGCGCTGACGTACCAGAGGTACTCTCTACCGTCTCTTTGCGGAACCAACTATACAGCGTTGGTCTCGTCGAGAGCGCGGCGGAGCTGGATCGGATTGTGGGAAAAGTTCTTCCCTACTATCCTGCGATTCATCCAGATTCCTCAGCAGTCGGGCGTCACACTAGCCTAGAGTATGATTACTCGAAGTTGTGTGACACACTGCATACGCCCTT